GTAAGGGCACGTTCTTTCATCTGTTTCCTACGTATTCTCAGGGCAAAAAGGTTATGTGGGACGGGGTTGACAGCAACGGGTTTCGGGTAATGGATCACTTCCCGGGGTTTAGCTCTAAGCAGCCGTCGGGCATAGTGGCGCGCAAGAATGAGACAGAGCTGCGCGTTGAGCTAACCAATGGATCAGCTTATCAAATCATAGGCACGGACAACATAGACAGTATCCGCGGCACCAACCCGGTAGGTTGCGTATTCTCTGAGTATAGCCTCCAGGACCCGCTTGCATGGGACGTACTTAGCCCTATCCTGCTCCAGAACGGCGGCTGGGCGCTGTTTAACTTCACCCCCCGCGGCCATAACCATGCTGAGGGGCTGTACCGCATGGCGCTACAGGACAAGGATTGGTATTGCTCGAAGTTCACAGTGGAGGATACCAAGGACGATCAGGGCAAGCCGGTTATCTCGCGCGAGCAGATAGAGTCGGAGCGCCGGCGCCTTATAGCGCAGGGCAAGAGCGAGAACGACGCTGAGACGTTCTTGCAACAAGAATATTACTGCTCATTCGAGGGCTACCTCGAGGGCAGCTATTACAGTGAGCAGCTACGGGCAGCACGATCCGCAGGCCGTATCACTAGGGTACCATGGCGCACTAATGACCCCGTATTCACGTTCTGGGACATTGGGGTAGGTGACAGTACGGCTATCTGGTTTGCGCAGCGCTATAAGCATTTAATGCTGTTTATCGACTATTATGAGAACCACGGGCAACAGATAGCGCACTACGCTAAGGTGCTCCATGAGAAACCCTACACGTATTACAGGCATTATTGGCCGCACGACGGCAAGAATCGCGACTTCAGCGGTACTGAAGGCGAGGACCGCAGGGCAACCGGGCAACGGCTGGGCATACGGCCGATTGACATTGTGCCCAGGGGTGACGTGGATGATGGGATCGACTCGGCGCGGCGTCTCTTTAGCCAATGCTGGTTTGATGCTGGTAAATGCGCGAAAGGGCTGGACGCACTAGCATCATATCACAAGGAATGGGACGAGGATCGCAAGGAGTTCAGGGCTAGGCCGTTCCACGACTGGGCCTCACATGGGGCGGATGCGTTCAGGACGATGGCGAAGTCAAGGTGGGACTTGCCGGTACAGGACGATATGCCGCATAGGTTGCCGCCCAGCGCGATGAGTATGTGACGTTATGTTACGTTACTTGTCCATAATGTTGCGTTATGTTACGTTACAGGAATGGATCATAAAATTAAGTGCAAGCTATGCGGAGAGAAGCACATGTTAGGTGAACCTCATGCGTTCATGGATGAGGCGCCGTTCCATAGTAACAGCATGGATCATGCGCGGCTCCATAAGCCAAGCGCACACGCTGGCATCACAGCGAAGTCCACAGTACTCGGCACACTCAAGCACTGCTCTACTTGCCGTTGCTTCCCCATGACCGCAGCTGAGCGCCAGAAGGCGTATAGAGAACGGCATAAGGCCAAGTAATGGACTTGAGCGCGATCATAGATGAGTTTAACCGGCGCAAGGCGCAAGCTGGGCAGGGGATTGGTGATATGCTCGGGTTGCAGAAGAAGCCGGCCGATTGGTTTAGCCAGATGCAGCAGGGACAGAACGCTGTGATAAACCCGCAGCAACGCGACAATATCAACAGAGAGCTAGCCGACATGGTGGAGCGGTTCACAGCAGGCGTGGTGCCGGAACCAATACGGGCTAGAGACAGGGCAATGCAGGCGGACCCATCGGCAGCGGCCAAGCCGTTCACTAGCGAAGAGGTCAAGGGTATCACGCCGTTTGTCACCGCGGCAGCGCCGATTGCGTATCACGGCACGCCGCACACGTTCGAGAAGTTCGACGCGAGCAAGATTGGCACCGGGCAGGGGGCGCAGAGTTACGGGCATGGGTTGTACTTTGCCGAGAATCCGGAAGTGGCGAAAAGTTATTTGCCGAATATCCCCGGTGGTGTAGGTAGACTTCCATTTGTAGAAGAAATGTTGGTGAAGGCAAAAAAAGGTGAAGATGCAGGAGGTAAAAGTATTGATTATTGGACGAAGGAATTGGAGACAGCCAAAGCCGCTCCTAAATCAAATCTATATCAGGTCAACATCCCCGACCAGCACGCGGCGAGGATGCTCGACTGGGACAAGCCGCTAAGCGAGCAGCCGGAGATAGAAAAGTTATTACCGTCATTGGGTTTTAAGCAAACAGTTGAGGGTCATTGGCAAGGACCATACGGCGGTCCTATAAGCCGCACTAATCCGATGGGCGGCGAAATGGTTGTCAGCGCTGTTGGGAACAGTGAACGCGGTTCACGCTTATTACAACAGGCCGGCATTCCCGGCATCAAGTATTTAGACCAGGGCTCGCGGAATGCTACAACCTGGATGGTTAAGCATCCACAAGGCGGCATCAACGAATTTCCTAGCGAGGCAGCAGCGCAGGCATTTCTAAAGCGCAATCCAGAATCAACGCTAATCGCGCCAAAGCAAACTAGCAACTTTGTCGTATTCGACCCGGCGATACTTGAGGACGTAACGAGAAAATGAATAACTCAAACGCACTAAAAAAAATAACGGAATATAGTTTGAAGATCGAAGGGATGCAGGGCAATTACAATTATGCTGTGCAGTTTGACATAACAGATGGGTTTTTAGGGATAGATCAGATTAAAGACGATGGTGAGATTGACCGGGTGTTATTATCGCCTATGCAGGTGAAAGAGCTAATCGCGTTTGTCAGGCGGTGCAAATAGCCTTGCCACAATGAACGCACGAACCGAATACTTTAGGCTCTACTTCAAAGAGGCGCGACTGATGAGGAGGCGCTTAGGGGTTTGCGTGCAATGCGGGCAACGACCGGCGACACCTAACCGCACACGGTGTGATGATTGCAATAACGATCAAAGACAGCGCGATGAGCGCTACCGTCAACGAAGCCAATGAAACAAGAACCCGACCCACTGGGCGACGCCGTAACCGACTACATCGATATCATCGAGGGCAAGAAGCCTGCTGCTGAGGCCCAGGTCAACGGGGAACAGGAGCTTACCAACGAGCAGCGCCGGCGCGTTCCTTACATCGTGGCTCTATGGAGAATGCCTTGCTATCTCTGCGATAAAGATGCGCCTTGCAGTTATTTCCTACCGTGGAAGACCGCCGACGCTGTTACGCCGTGGAGAATTACCGCTATCTGCGAGGAGTGCCACGGATTGGCGGACGTTAAAGAACGGATCGCCGGTAAACTGATAGAGGAGTTAGCTGATGGGTGAAGGTCTAAAGAGAATTAAGGCAAAAGTCGCTAAACCGAAAAAGCGTAAGCTAAAGCCGCCTGAAGCAGGCGAGGGTGCAACAGCTTACGAGTTTTATATGCCTAAGACTAAAGGCGAGAATAAAGGAGGCAAGTAATGGGACTACCCATAAAGAAGCCAACGAAGAGCCTACCAAACGCGAAGAGTTTACCGACTCAAGGCAAGGCTAAGGAAATGATGGATGACGGCGCGGTGCGCGGTAAGCCGATTACCACAAAGCAACGCGGCCTGTTCGGGATAATCGTGGCAGGCAGAACGCCAACGAAAGTTAAGAAATGAGTTTATATGGACCGAATATTAGTGACCACGTTTTTCATCCACTGAGTAGCAACCTACCTCTATGTAAAATTTGTGGTGTCCATGGAAGCTTGCACTGGTATAAATCTGATATGACGAAAGGATTGAACGGGGGAGTTATGAAAGAAGAGAAAGAACCACAGGCAGAGCCGGTAGAACCAGCAGACGACTCAATGCCGGCAAAGCAGAAGTCGCCGCGCAGCGGCAATCAGTTCACGCTGAGCGACAAAGAAGTCGAGGCCAACGAGAAGGGCGCGGCATACCCGAATGATGGCCCGTTTGGGATCGGGATGATAGGCCGCAAGGGGAAATAGCTTGCCGAACTGCGCAGATAGGATCGTCAGCATAAGGCTATTAAATTGTCCACATTGCGACGTCTTTAATGCCGGGTCTGAAGTTATAGAAGTTATCAGGTGTAACCATTGCAACGAAGAAAGCGTAATAGAGCGTAGAGTTAAATGGAATTCGCTCCATACGAAACCGTCTCATAAAAAATGCCTATCTATACTAACCCAAGCCAGTTAGCCTCTCTTCAATCTAACCGCAAGTTTTCAGGCAACGGCGCCGCCGAGCAAAACGCCGCGGCAGCCGACGCCAAGCGGGACTTGACCGACTTCATAGGCAAAATCAAGCTCGACGTTGACGCGTGCTGGAAAGTAACCGAGCCGTGGCGATTGCAGGCTGATGAGTCCTATAGGTTTGTTGAGAACGACCAGTGGGATAGTCAAGACGTGGCGTTCATGAAGCAGCCTCCTGCCCGACCGATGCTCACGTTCAATGATGTACTGCCGATTATCAGGATCCTATCCGGCATTGAGCGGCAAAAGGCGGAATCGTTCAAGGTAAAGCCGCGCGAAGGCGGCGATGTAGACTCGGCGCAGGTCTTAACGGAGCTTCTAGCTTATGTTGATGATGAGAACTTGGGATATTACCAGCGAATCCGCAAATCAAACGACGTCAATATCACAGGTCGGGGTTACATCAAGACGGATATCAGCTACGACGAGAATGTTAACGGCGATATTATCCTCAAGAGACGCAATCCCCTCACCATCTTCAACGATCCGATGGCGGACGAATGGGACGGAACTGATCGGCGCTGGGTGGCTGAGGGAGAATGGGTCACCGAAGACGAAGCGAAAGAGCTCTGGCCGGAATTCGAGGACCAAATCAAGGTAGGGGATTGGCTTAGCAACAATACGGGCATGATGTCGCCCAACCTGGTAGGCGATAAGCTCATCAATTCCAAGCTATTTTTAGATGCGGCTACTAAACGCGTCCGCATTTTCGACTATTGGTACAAAAAAGTAGAGCCGGTAATGCTCGCGGTGAACATGGACACGGGCGATGCGACAGTTGCGGATGAAAAGTTCGTCGAAAACTATCAGATGATGGACCCCATGACGCAACAGGCGCTAAAATTCATGCGCCGCAAGGTGACGACCATCAGGATAGCGACAATCATGAACTGGATCCTGATGCGGGACGACATCAGCCCTTATCCGCACAGGTATTTCCCGATCACGCCGTATATAGGGCTGCAATATAACGCTGAACCATGGGGACTTGTTCAGTATCTTAAAGACCCGCAGCGTTTGGCCAATAAAGGCGTCTCTCAGGCACTGAATCACCTTAACCGCTCTGCAAATTCCGGCTGGCTAAACCATTCCACCCGGGGCGCGAGCACTACGGTGCTGGAAAAGTTCGGCAGCGTGCCGGGAATTGTCATCAACTACCAGGAAGAGCCGCCACGGCAGATAGACCCGACTCCGCTCAGCGCCGGTCATGTCGGCATGATTCAATTCGCCAAGGAGCAGATCAAGTCAACGTCGCTAGTCAATGCCGAAGTGCAGGGGATAGCGAGCGAGGGCTATAAAGCTTTATCCGGCAAGGCTATTCAAGCACGCCAACAGGGCGGACTAGTCGGCAATGAGGACTTGTTCGATAACCAGCTGCTTGGCGACAAGATTGTCGGTATGCAGTTGATCTCGATGATCCAGCAGATATTTACCCCTAGCCGAATTGAAAGAATAGTTGCGGACAAAGCGGACATGGCCACTAGCAACATGGCGGCGATATTCAATAAGCGCAAGCAGGAATTGCCGGTGATCATCGATAAGGCGCTCAAGGGCGAATACGACTACATTATAGACAAGTCCGCGGGCGGGTTATCGGCGCGCGAGGCCATGGCGGATAGGCTGACAAACATTACCCAGACATGGGCGCAATACGGTCAAGTGCCGGTGTCGTTGATCATGGCCACGCTTAAATATCTCGACCTCCCAAGCGCGGACGTAGAGGCGATCAAGCAGGAAGTCATGCAGCAGGCAGCAGCGGCGCAAATGATGGCGCAGGCCCAGGCAATGGGCGCTCCCATTGGCGGCGCGCCGGGACAAGGAAACGGAGCGGGAGCATAAGGAGTCTTTATGGAAGATCCGGTAGAAAAACAGGAAAGCCAGACGCAGGACAACGGCAAGAATCCCGGCACTGATGACACTGTAACCGATCAGCCGGACTTAGGTGCTGGCGTTGGGCCGGGCGAGGATTTCGATCAGGTAAAAGAAGAGCCGCAAGACGAAAAGCCTCAACCGGAATTAAAAGACCCGACACAGGGCATGTCTCCGGTAGAGGCGCGTGAGTATTGGCGCAATAAGGCTAACCATTTTGAAAGTGAATACCGGGTAGAGCGCACCAAGCGCCAATCGTATGACAAGCAATACGGTGGGCTTAACGGCCACGGGAATGCGCTACGCAACAATGTCGAGCAGCAGCGCGCCGTGGATCGTTATACTAACTTGGATATTCCCAACAATGTTCAGGACTTGGCCAGCTACACTAGATATATCCTCAACGAAGCTGAAAAGGGCTTCGAGGCCAAGCTAACCGAGCGCCAGCTTGACGGCAGGGTGGAGTCAACCGAGAAAACCGCGCGCGATGCGCACAATGGAGAAGACGGATTACCGGCGTATGATGAGCTCGTCGACGAATATGTGGCACCGCTGATTAATAAGCGGCCGCGTATCTTCTCCATGCTCAGAGAAATGGAAGATCCGGCCGAGGCCGCTTATACGCTCGGCTTTATTCTCAAGTACAAGAACTTCAGCGATATCGTGAAGAGCCAAACGCGTGACGAGCTTATGAAAAACATCAATGCGACTTCCAAGCAGGCGGCAAGCATCAAGGGCAAGAATAGCGGCCGGCAACCGACGGGAAGACTCACACGCGAAGAAATCGATTCAATGTCTGTCGATGACTTCGAAAAAGAGCTTGAAAGATTCAGAAGTTCCGGCAATTAATTAAAGTAAAAGTTAATATTATGTTCAAAAAAAAATGTGCAACCTGTAACAAGGAATTTTTTGCCAAGCGGTTACACAAGCGTTGGTGTAGCGATGAGTGCAGGGTTACTTGGCGGCGGAATCAATACCCGGCCAAGTATAGGCACGGTCAAGGGGTGTTTCGCGCCGACCCAAAAGGCTATCACCTCCGATGGCTTCTAGAGAAACGCTACGGCATCACGCTTGAACAATATGACGAAATGGTAGCAGCGCAAGGTGGACGCTGCGCAATTTGTAATAAGCTACCTAAAGGCACTAGCCACACCTCACGACGCCTAGCCGTAGATCACGATCACGCAACCGGCACGGTGCGCGGTTTATTGTGTAGTCCATGCAACACCACCATCGGGATGATCGAAGATAGTCCAGGTTTACTCGACAGGATGAGGCGCTACCTCGGCAAACATGCGCAGTTGCGCCTAGTGGAGAAAAACTAAATGGCATATAAAGAATCAGGCGGCATGACCGATAAACTATGCCTTACCGGAGAAACGGCTAAGGACTATTTTCGCACCAGTATCGGCGAAACAGTCAAACTTACCGTGACTGCGGTTCTTAAAAGCGCGGGCATGATGGCGCCGGATGATTCTAACTCCGATGAGATTCCGTGTGTGGAGTTTGAAGTGCTCGAAGTGGATGGCGGCCGCAAGCCTTACGCCGAAATGTCCTCAGGTGAGATGGAATCCCAGATTCACAACGTCAAGAACGAGGACCAACCCGAGCCCAGGCAACAAGCGCCAAATATAGAGGACGGCGGGAGCATTTGGACTGATATAAAGCGCCAGGCCAAGATAAGTCAGGCACCACAACGCCGGCCAAAGCCGTTTAGGATCGGATAAGTGGCCATTGGTTGGTTCATTTGTCCATATAAGCGGCGTGTCGGTGCCCACAAGCCGACCCGTTACTGCGCCATGAACGACTTTACTAATCTGATTGCGGCTGACGGCGGCAAATGGAGCGAAACTGAAATTTTGGGTGATAGGGCGATAGTAAAAGTGAATGCTTCGCCGGCGACATTGACAACCATAGCGAACACGGCCACATTCCGGCGCATTCCGCTCGCCTTGCTCGATGATCCATTGTCATCGCTTAGTGCAGGCGTACAAAACGCGATTAAGCAGGAAGTTCTTGACGCGGGCTATACGTTGGCTGAAGTCAATGCGCGCTTTCCCAATATCGCAAGCGCAACTTTGGGTGACGTGCTGCGGTTTATGGCGACGCGGCGGTTGCAGCCGCGCTATGATAAGGGGACCGATACTATCTCTATCGACGGGCCTATTCAGAAATGTAAGTCAATCGACGTTCTCAATGCTGAAGTGACTTAAATGGCTTTCCCGACGCAACCGATTTTGGATAATTTCAATCGCAGCACGGGCATCGGCGCGAACTGGACCACCGATCCGGTTAACGCGGTAGTCATTGATGGAACGAATACGAAATTGACAACGGCTATCAATGACTACTGTGGCGGCATTTGGACTGCGCAAAAGTTCAACGGAGATGTTGAAGTCTATATAACTCATAGCACAACGGGAACAACGGAGACCGATATCAGCGTGCGTCAATCTTTAACTGATCCTGTAGGCGGTTATGTCTATGACATAAGGGGAACGGGCGCCGATACGGTGGAATTTTATCGTATTGATCTAGGGGTTGTTTATACACAGCTGGGCGCCACGGTGCATCAGACTGTTTCTAACGGGGATTCGGTCGGGTTCGTGCGCAATAATTCGACGGGTCAAGTGATTGGTTGCTATAAATCCGGCGCTGGTTCATGGGTGGTTTTAATAACTTGCGCCGATAGCACTTTCACTGGAAGCGTTTATTTAGGCGTTACGCCGAGCAGTACAACAATGCTCTTCGATGACTTTGGCGGCGGGGCAGAGCTAGAGCCCAAGGACGACATTAAAACCTTTCCCAAATTCTTTATGCGCCAACCACTCACGCAAGGACGACTTCTTTAATGCTCATACTCGCGCTTACTACGGATAAACTCGGCCTCTTTACAAGCACCACGGCCGACGTTGACGTGCATGTGAGCTATATCGATATCAATTCATCTACAGGAGCGTGGACAGGCGGCGGCAAACAGAACACAGCGATTGCCAGCGTGGTAGCAACTCCTGGAACTGACATACTTGCCGTTCCCGGCGCGACTACTTTGAGAAACATCAAGACGATAAATGTCCGTAACAAGCACGCGACCACGAGCAACACCGTTACGGTGGCGTTCAACGCTAACGGAACCCTTTACGAGCTTCACAAAGCCACACTCGCCGCGGGCGAAGCGCTCGAATATATCGAGGGCGTGGGATTCTTTGTCCTCGGTGCGGCTAATCCGACGCTCGCCACATCTCTTGCCGCCGATTTGTCCAACTCTGTCACGTTGCCGCAAGAAGTGACCGGCCTTACTGTCGCAATGGGGATTGGTACATGGAATTTCCGCTATACGATTATCTACCAGACCTCGGTAACAACGACCGGCGTTCGGTTTAGCATCAATCACAGCGGAACCGTAACCAAGTTCACTTATAATTGGGGATATGTCGACACCACAGCTACGGCGACGACGGCGGCGGCGACTCAAGCCGCAGTGGGCGCGGCGGCGCAGACATACGGCGTCTTTGCAGCACGCGCCAAAACTACCGCAGGCACTGGCACGACGATCAGCGCCGATATAGCCAACGGCGATTGCCAAGCGGATATCTGGGGCATAGCTGTTGTTACCGTGGCGGGGAATATTCAGCTCTATCATGGCTCGGAAACGGCTGCAGCAACTACGGTAATGGCCGGGTCAAGTCTCATTTTGACTAAGGTGGGCTAATGAATCTCTGCGTTGTGACAAACCGGATCCATCCCGAGGACGTAAACCCCAACGTGATTCTGCCCTATGCCGAGAGTGCCGGTACTACGGCAGTGCTCGATGCGGTGAAAGTGAATCTCGCCATGCAGGCGATTATTCCGCGCATGGTGAAACTGGAAACGCTATATTCCTATGACATTTTGTTTAGGGGCCTTTGGGCGATCGGCGTCCCGTTCATTCTAGTCGAACACGACATAATCCCGTGGCCGGGCTCTTTGGCGCAGCTTTGGACTTGTCCTGAGCCCTGGTGCGGGTTTACTTATCCGCTCTATGGGGAATATCGAAACTATTTGGGCTGCACGAAGTTTGAGCCGGCGAGATTGGGTGACTGTCCGCTGCCGGAAGGAACGCTCGTATCATTTGAAGGCATGGACCGGATAATCGAAAAGACGCTTTTACTTCGTGCGCGAGAGGATTGGAAATCCCCGCCAAAGTTCAAGCATCACCTACACACCCCGCCCGTGGCGCACCTGAACATCAATCATTCGCGGATGCGCCATTTTGGGGAATTGAACCCGTATTTCTGGGAATCTGAGTCATTATGATACCACCGGACCCAAAACTGCCGGGAATGGTCCTAGTGCAACTCAAAGACGATGGCATCCTGAGCTATATGCACGAATCGGAGCTTATCAGGACTACAGGGATTATCCACGACGAAAAAGAGCGCACGACTTGGGTGGAATATCGGCTCAAGTCGGACCCTGATGCAGAGCGGCCGGTGCATCGTTCGGTTGATATGCACTTAAAGACCCCCATGGTGTGGGGATTTGGTGAGACGGCGAAGTTTTAGGAGGCTAAGGTGGCTAATTCTCAAGCAATGTGTACTTCTTTCAAGGTAGAGCTATTGAACGGCTCACACGCCTTTGGCGCGCAGGCGACTAACAGTGTAAGAACGGTTACGACTAAAGACACGTTCAATGGAGCCTTGTACCTCGCCAGCGCCTCTCTGGGCGCAGGTACAACGGTCTACAGCGCCACTGGGGAACTGGCCGCGAGCGGCAACTATACCGCGAAGGGGGCACTTATCACCAATGCCACCGCGCCGACCTCCACGGGTACAACGGCCTTTTGGACGCCTAGCGCTTCACTTGTCTGGGCGGCGCTCACAAGCTCAGGCGCGTTCGATGCGCTGCTGATTATCAATAACAAAAGCACTAACTCAACCGAGCTTGCCGTATCGGTTCATACGTTTAGTAGCCAATCGGTCACTGCTGGAACTTTCACTTTGACGATGCCGACAAACGACGCGACCACGGGACTTATCAGGATCGCATAAATGGCGTTGCAGAATGCCGATAGGGACATTCGACAAGGATACAGTAGGAGTCGCATGGTTCGACGCCACAGCAGTTACGCTCGGTTGGTTCGATCCGGACCTGATAGATACGCCGGCATCGGGCGCTACAGTAGCGTTGACGGGCGTGGCCGGGACCGGCTCAGTAGGAACTCTCTCACCACAGACCACCTGCGCCTTAACAACGAATTTAGCGACAGGCTCGCCGGGTACAGTAAGCCCACAGATAGCGCGGGCGATTACCGGCAATCAGGCTACGGGCGCGGTCGATACCGTTATACCGAGCACGACTTACGGCGCAGCCCTGACGGGGAATCAGGCAACTGGATCACCGGGCACAGTCGGCCCACAGATAGCCACGGCGCTAACTACCAATCTGGCAACGGGGTCAGTTGGCACACTGACACCAATCGTCGGTGTCACGCTTGCAATAACCGGCAATGCGGCTACGGGCTCAGTTCAAGCCCTAACGTCTGCCCTTTCGCTAGCGCTTACAGGCAATCAGGCAACCGGAGCAGTCGGCACATTATCGCCATTGGGAGATACAACGGCCACGCTCACTGGCAATGCGGCCACGGGCTTTGTCGGTACGGTGATACCAAGCGGGGGCACTGGGCCCGCTGTCGGTATCGTTATGAGGGACAGGCGCAAGTGGCGTAGGACAAGCGCGGCGGCATAATGGCGACAATAGGACGATATATCATCACGATTACTACCGCAGACGTGGGGAATGTGGTATTTACCGCTCCGATTACCGTCAAAAGGATTCATATCCTCGGCGCTACGGGTACAGTGGCCGGGGATGCCTACCGTTTAGAGGACCCCGACGGTAATTTGCTCTATCGGAGCCAGGCAAACGGGGCTTATTACGAGTCGGAATCGATTACGCAGCGCAAATGGACGGGTGGCGTCAAGGTAATCACGCTATCTAGCGGCGAAATTGATATCGAGTATGACCGCGACACAAAATATTAGCAGAATATATTGGCCGCACCCGAATCTCCCCTATTTATCGCATCCCTGCACATAAAACCCATGCTAGAGCCGTGCTGGGGTAGTGGATCGACTACCCACGGCTGAGTAACAGGCTGGTTCCAGAAAGCGGCATCGGGATAAGACGGCCGATCAACGTAAATCACCTGTGGCAAGGTGCAACCGGCAAGCGGTAGCGTGCAACCGGCACAGAGTAGAGCGGCTAAAAGCAGGGTTTTCATATTCGTGTCCTTTCCAGGCTCGTAACATAACCATTTCGCGTTGACAAGCAATCGCTAGGCGTAGTATTGCTTTACTGTGCGCATGCCACATATAGCATGTACGCCCCGCCAGGGGTGAGCCCGCGTCAAGCATTATTGACGTAGCCCGCAAGGGCGAGCAATGGCCTTCCGCAGTAGTGAAGCCCGGTTGCGAATAGTCGCAGCTGAAAGAGTAACCCAACTTTTTCAGGAGGCTTCACTTGAACGTATACACTTCGCTAGACGACGACACTCAGAGTTTTTATAACAAGACTTTGCTTGTCAGGGCGCTCCCGAACTTGCTCCATGACAAATTCGGGCAGCAAAAACCACTCAAAAATAACTCCACACGCAAACAGACCTTTAGGCGCTACAACGCGCTTTCCACTAACATTACGCCGCTAATTGAAGGCGTGACTCCGCTCGGGAAAGACCTCACCAAGACCGACGTGACGGTCACATTGCAGCAGTACGGCGATTTCATCACTGCTACAGACGTAGTGACTTGGGTTGCGCGCGATCAGGTATTGACCGAAGCAGCCGAAGTGCTAGGCGAGCAGGGCGCACAGTCAGTCGATCAGGTTTGGCGCGACGTGCTTGTGGCCGGGACAAACGTGTTTTGCGCGACAGATGACGCAGGCGTTACCGACTCGACGCGCACAAACGTGGATGGTCTTATAAGTGCGGTATTTCTCGATAAGCTACAGCGCCAGCTGAAGCAGCAAAACGCGAAATTCTTTAACAAAATGGTAAACGCCAGCACGGGCGTCGGTACTGTGCCAATCCGCCAATCGTTCTGGGGAATCACTCACCCTGACGTTGAGTACACGATGGAAGGGGTCAGCGGTTATCGGGCAGTGCATGAATACGGACAGCAACAATCGGTTATGCAGCCCTACGAGATAGGCAGCTACAAGAATATCCGTTTCTGTACAAGCACCTTTGCCAAGGTTTTCACGGGCGCCGGCAATACCACGGCATCAGGCCACAAGGGCACGAGCAGCAAAGAAGACGTTTACGCCACCTTAGTCTTTGGCATGAACGCCTACGGCATCGTACCGCTCACCGGCCATAGCTTTGAAAACATCGTCAAGCCGTTAGGCAGCGGCGGCACGGCTGATCCGTTGAATCAGCGGGCGACTTCCGCATGGAAGGCAATGACAGCAGCGATAATCCTTAACGATGCTTTCATGGTCAGGGGCGAGACAGGGGCACTCCTCTAATATTTTTAATATTAAAGGAGGCTAATCAAGGAGGAAATAATCTATGTCAGCAGGAACATCAATTACTAAGACCGGCGAAATAATGATGAGGGGCGGGGTGATGCAAACCTGGTCTTGCACGATAGCTACGACAGCATTGACGGCGGCAGGACAGCAGATCGACACCGTCGCCATCCCCGGCTGTTTGGCTAACGATCAGGTTTTTGTCAACGCGGGTTCATCTCTTGCCGGCCTGCAAATTCAGGGAGCTAAAGTAACGGCAAGCGATGTTGTGTCTATTTATTCGACTAACAACTGGCTCACGGCCCTGGCGACTTCGACACAGTTGCTCGACCTGCTCATTATAAAGAGGGGCAAGGGCAACGATCTCACGTCAGCGTAATAAAGGGGCCGGCGTAATGAAGATAGGCGTAGGCATCCCGCACCGTTCGGATATCAAGATGAGGACGATGTTGTCTATCATCAGCAATATCCCAACATTCGGATGCGATTCGTCGATCATCGTTACGTCCGGCCCGTTTATTCATTGGAGCCGCGAGATGCTCTATGACGCGGCGGTAAAACAGGAGTGTACGCATTTAGTCTTTGTCGATACCGATATGGCGTTTCCGCCGACGGCGATCAGGCAATTAATAGACCTCAAAAAGGATATCGTCGGCATCGTTGCCTATAAGAAGATCATCCCGAAACTGGCTTGCGTCAGAATTAAAGAAGGCGTGGAAATCGGCGAGGATGAAGTGCCGAAAGAGCTGTTTAGGTGCGATGAAGTTGGCACCGGACTCATGGCTATCGATATAGAACGAGTGCAGCGCATACCACGGCCTTTATTCGATGCACCGGCAATAAGACCCGACCCCGCGTTTATACCGATGGGCGAGGATCTCTATTTCTGCCGCAAGGCTAGAGCGTGGGGATTGGAAGTATGGTGTGACCCGACAATAGAGGTCAAGCATATCGGCGATTACGAGTATTGATTGTTTATCTTACCGAGCCGCGGCCGGCCGCATAACTTGAAGCGATTCCTGGACGCCTCGCGAGACACCGAGGCGCAGGCGCCCACTCTTGTCTATTTGGACGAGGACGACCCGGCGCTCGGCGAGTACAGAAAGATAAACTACCCACCTTGGTGGACGGTACACATGGGGCACCCGGTGGGCTTGGGCGGCGTTTATAAGTGGGTATTCGAGACTTTTCCGAATGCCGCTTATTACGGGTTTTTAGGAGACGACCTTATCCCGAGGACAAAGCACTGGGACAAGCAGTTGGTAGAGGCCGCCGGCGCGAGTGACATTTCTTACGGTGATGATGACCATTGGGGCGAGAAGCTAGCAACGCACCCGTGCATAGGTGGGGATCTCGTAAGACATATGGGGTGGCTTTGTTATCCCGGGCTGAAAAAGCTCTTTATCGACACGGTATGGATGACGATTGGGGTCACGCTGGGCAAACTTCATTACTTGCCTGACGTAAAGCTAGAGCACATGCACTACCTTTTCGGCAAGGGGGAGCACGACGAGACATACGGGGATCAGGCTAAATTCTACGCCGACGACGAGGTTTATTACCGCAAGTTTATGCATGAATGGGGCGGCGTCTTGGAAGAATCAGGCAAGTGGGTGTTTTCTGAGAAAGATACGACTCTATAAGTACTCGCACGCGCTCTCCCACCTGCACGACCAGATTGCGGGCTATGAAGATAGCGTACCGTTTTCCGAGGCAGGTATAGCAAAGTGGTGCGATCTAGTCGGGCCGGATGAGGCCGAGCTTTTCTACTGCGGTCAGTTTAACGATCAGCAGCGATTTCTACTCAATCCGGACCGCTTCGAGTGGTTGGCAAAATATCCGACTCGGCATGTTTTCGATATTGAGGGAGATCTTGGGCTTTGCGGCTTTCAGATTCATCCGGCCTTTCATGGCTCAATCTTTACCGCCATGAATGCAGAGCCCAATCATAGAAACTGGAATGTCATGGTGCGGCCGGGCTGTTCGATGTTTTTGAAAGACTTGTTAGCTAATCCAAGACAATTAAAGCCGCTTCACGAGGCCAAACAAGGATTTTACTTCCGTGGGCAGCGCGACCCGGGAGGACTTCGGGAAAAGGTCAAGAAGGCTTTCGAGATGGCCGACGTACCGGGCTTCTTTGAGTATAACGACGGCTGGAATGCGCCCACACCGGCAAGTGACCCTATCGTTAAGCGTTACGAAGCTGAAATGACAAGCTGGACCTATGCGCTATGTCCTGCGGGCTGGGGCCAGGCGACACAGAGATTTTTAGAGGCGGTACTGCTCGGCAGAATCGCGGTAATAATCGGTGACGGACTATTATTTGGCGATAGTCATATACAACAAGAACTACGCCTGCCGGCATCGGTAGCAGTAGAACAACTGGCACGGTGGCTTAGGCGGATATACAAGGTTCCTTTCTTACTGAATAGTTTCTATGCGCAGGAGATTAGGGACTACTTTGAAGACCCGACGGCTTATTTTCTCTCGTGGATGTACCAGCGAGGAATCATTGAGTGGAGCTAGTTGACCTGTACCAGAAAATAACTGAACTGAGCAAACCGATATGCGCTACCTGCACACCACCTTATCATTGCTGTCATCCGGTGGGGTGCGGTTTGGCAACGGTCTGGGCGAGGAGGGTTTACGGTGCTCAACTCAAATTCACCAGCGATAACGCAATTAGCGCGCTGCCCTATCTTACGAAAACGGGCTGTACAGTGGCACCTCACCACAGACCGCTTTGTTCCCTATGGCTATGTCCGGAGGGGGAAGCGACTGCACCGCCTGAGTATTGGCAGCTCAAAGCAAAAATTATGGGAATCGAAATAGAAAAGGGGGATTCATGCCGAAAATAGGGCCGGCGCATCATTTTGATGTTGTCGTTTAAGCCTAGCACTCGCTCCCAAAGCTAGGCCCGGCCCACTAAGCGGATAAATTAACATACCATCAACAATAATGAAAGGATACTTATGCCGAAAATAGGAATGCAGACAAGACTTAGCGCAACAGCGGCAGTAGAGCAAATGTCCGACTCTGAAAAGCGGTCGTTAGCGCTCAAACTGCTAGAAGAAACCGACCCGCAGGTGCTCGATGCGGTGCATTTAGCTGAGCAGGAACGAGACACTCAGGCCAAGCTCGACATGGCGCAGCACGACGAAGAGAACCGCCAGCGCCAAGAAAAGCATTGGTGGATTGAAATTAACCGCAGAGGTCCCGAAGATAGTGAATCTCACGTATTTGTCGGCGCCGGTGGCGTCTCTTACTGGATTCAAAAGGACGTGCCTGTTCCCGTACCCAAATCAGTGCTCGACGTGCTCGACATGGCCGTCATTACCGGGCACGTGCCCGTCACAGATGAAGCGTTGGGCGTGAAATTTGTCAAAAAAATCAAGTTTAAGCGCTACCCGTACTCCAGACTGAGTGAGGCGAGCCCGGAAGAGATTACCAAATTCAGAGCCGAGCAGGACGATATCAGGAAAGCGGCCGACGATACCTCTATTGGTCAGGAAATGGCAAAGGCGCAGCTACAGCGCGAGTCTTTGTTGCATCAGGAAGAGACGCCGTTCATTCCGGCCTACTTGCAAGGCGAGTCGGAAAAACCCGCGTGAAGAAAACAGCCCAAACGACACGCATAACCACAATGGGATAACCCGTTTAGTGGCTGGATTTGCCACGCGTAGCAGCACCATTTAATTGCGTCGTTTGGGCAACTGATTTGTAGCATGACTAAAGCAACGATAATAGATGCAGTCGTAGAGCTGATCCAAGACTCCAGCGCCCCTATGCGCGCTAATGTTGGGCGCTGGGTGAATCTTGTGCTCGACGATATTGCCAGCCGCGGGCTGCTCCACTCGCTGCAGCGCGAGGAGCGCGCAACGATGCTACCCGGTAACGGCGTCGATATGAATAGCGGGCGCAATTACGACCTCAACACTGACACGGACAAGGTTTACAAGGTGTTTATTCCGGCGCTAGGGAGCGATGCTATATTGACGAAGATCGGCCAGGATCAATTTTTGAGCAAAATGGCCATGGACGGTTTCGTGATGACAGGGAAGCCTCAGTATTACTGCATATTCGGGTTAAAAACTTTGAGACTTCACCCGATACCGACAAGCGATATAGCGCCGGCAGTACCGACCGAGCTGCAAAAACTTTATGTCTGGAAATATAAAGACCCGGCATCGTTGACAGAGAACGACGACATTACCGAGTGGAAGTTAAAGCACACACCCTGCATCGTGGCGGGCGCATACTGCTATGGGGCAAGGTTCGACAATCTGGGCGATTACGCGCCTACTAAGATGGAATATGAGAACCTGATTGTGAGGCTGTTTTCAGATCAGGAATTTGACCTGGATATGCCTCACGCCACAGCCTACAACGATTTATGAAGGGGGAATAATGGCAACACCTACCAAACCAGTGGAACCGAAACCGGCGCCGGTTAAGTCGGTAGAGGGTAGTAACTCCGATCCGACCAAGGTCGGCGGCATGCAGCCGATCTATTGCCCGCAGTGCAAAGAGGAAGTGAAGGCGCAGGATTCGTATCATTTAAGCCTGGATAACAAACGATATCACTACCCCGTGTGCTGGCAGCACAAAGAGCTAGGAATAGGATAATCCTTGTGGCACTGAAGCCCGAAATACTTACAGACTTCTCGGGCGGCATAAATTTGAGAGGTGCCCCGCTAGACATTGCCCCTAACGAGCTTCTGAACTGCATCAATATGTATCCGGTTGCCCGCTATCTGATTGGCCGCGGTGGACAGACTAGATACACGCAAGCCGGGGCCATTAACAGCACTTCAATAAAATCGCTCTACCGCTTCTATAAGCAGAATGGACAGAGCATACAGATTGCCACGACCGGCGCAAATGTGTTCACCGTCAACGATGTTACGGGTGCACCAACCTCAATCTTAGATTCTCTCACCGCCAATCAGCGGTTTTCCTTTGTGACTTGGACGGCCAAGGATAAAGTTTACTGGACGAACGGCGTAGACCCGATGCAGTCATATAACGGCACGACCGTAACCGCAGTTGGCGGCGGTTCGCCCGTTGCGCTCCAGATTGAGCTTTATCTAGACCGTATGTACGCGCTCATAAATAACGGAGTGCGGTTTTCCGATCTCAACGTGGACAATTCTTGGCAAGCGGCCGCGCTACTAAATATCAGCGACAATCAAGGCGGTACAGCGAGTTTTCTAAAAGCAGCCAATCAAGTTCTTATAGCGGGGAAGACCTCCGGTCTATGGCGCCTAGAGG